GGTGACGGCTGTGAACCACTATGAAACTCTTGGAACCCAACAAGGGTGGCATAAAACTCTGAAAAACTCATATTCCAGAAAACATCTGGATCCAAACGTATTTTTCCCAAAGCTATTTCCATCCATTCATTCCAAGGCAATTCCTTCAACTCGTTTGAGCCGTCACCTCTACGTTTCCCTCACTGTCTCCATTTGGATCCAAAATCAAAGCGACTATTTCAGCTACAATAGCAAGTGATTTAGCTAGACCAGTTTTCCAACAAAGCTGTCCTATTTCTTTTTCACTTATATCGTTGCCTCCTGCTTTGACAACAGGGTGTATGATAAATGTCGCTTCACTAATCTTTAACTTGCCTGATTGAATATGCTGAGCTATTTCTATAACCCCCATATCTAAGCCCATTTCAATTCTCTGAGCAACATCAAGCGTGATTCTACCAGTAAAAGTTTGATCAGCTAGGTTTATCTTTATTTCCCCTCTTTTTGGGTTTGTCATTTTCTATCTCCATGAGTAAGATTTCATCCCTATCGCCCACATTTGTGATACTTTTTACAGCAATAGTGCTTCCATCCAGTTCCAGACTTTCTACCTCCAGATATTCTTTCTTGAAAGGTATTTCTATTCTGGAATCAACTTCATTTTTGTTGATAGAACATTTATCCATTGCCCCTGCAATCTTGATATCTGCGTTAAGCCAAGCCATTTTTTTGCCTTTAGTTATTTGTATATGTTAATGCATTGGATGATTCTAGTGTTAATGAATAGGTTTCTTCACCATTAAATTCACCTCCACGCTCATAGCTTGTGATAAGAAAATTTCCTGCTAAAGTAGAACCATCTGGAAATACCAAAACATAACCTTTTATCTGCTGATCCAAAGCAAAACCCCTAACCAAATTTTCTGTGGATGAATCTGTAAAAACACCACTTGCTGTTATGGTCATGCTTGATATACCTGCTCCTTCAAGCAAATCTCTTGCCTTATTTTTTGCACCACTTATAAATGGATTTGAGTCTTTGCTTGAAATGTCAACCATTTCGTTGTTGATTGTCATACTCGTTGACCTCAAACCACCCACTGTTGCAGGTGAGCCTGTGCTATTTTCTTTTAATAAAAATGCACTTCCTTTTTGTGCCGCCATTTCTACCTCCTTTAAGTATCACTTACGACTGCTCTAAAACGCATTATACCATGCCTAGTAATTCCATCTGGCTCAACAACAGTTGTTTGAAATTCGAATTTTAAATTTATACCCAAAGCACCTGTCACTGAGAAATTGATATCATCCAAGGCATCGTGTATCTGCGCCATTATTACCTTTATATCACGCATACCTCTATATTGCGACCAAATATCAATGGATAATGAATGTTCGTTAATATCTTTGCCTTTTGTTGATATGTTATTTACGGAATCTTCACCAATTCGAACATAAGGATACTCTGTTGATTCTGGCACATCATCAAAAACACCTTTAATCGCTGTACCAGCCTCATCTGTCAGATTAGCTGAATTTAGCGTGGAAAATATTGTCTTTTG